GTCCGGTAAAGCCGTGGTGAAGTCTTCTGTATTGCGCGTCTCTCCGCCGATGATGGGCGAACTGGCGCGAAACCCTCCGCCTGTCTGCTCAAATTGGCACCAATCAATGACGCACCAACCCTGAACCGTTACATCCGTATCGTTTACGTCTGATGGATCAAGAATGGTGGATGCTTGGAAGTAGCTGGCCGGATAGACGCGAACCCTGAACGTGTCATGGGTGCCGTCATTCTGCAACGAGATGTTGCACAGTATCCAGTTGTCCCAAAGATACAGACCAAGGCTGTAGTTGTATCCAGAGGGCTGACCAACAAACGTCAGCGTCTGAAGGTCAAGGCGAACGCGCCCCGATTCGATGATGGCCCCACCACCATCCAGCTCTGCCTCAAAGTCCACGTAGCGTGAAACCGGGACATTGACATCTGCGCTCTGCGGCGTGTAAATCTGATTGCCGTCTGCATCCAGTGTGCGGCGGACAAAGAACTGAATGTCATACCCGCCCGTACTTGGGGTGATGGTGAACTCGCGCTGGATGAACCCATCTGTTACGCGGCTGGCCCCTTGCAGCAAGGTGGCACGCGCTGGCCAGCCGTCAACACCATACTCAGACTGGAACACAGGATTGCGGCAGTCATTGACTTCCACGCCCGACAGCCCAGACTGATCCCATGACGTGAACGTTCTGAAAAACTGGTAAGGAATGAGGTTCGTGGATGCTATTTCACGTGCCGTACCCAGAAGGATTCCTGAGTCATAAACCAGTGGCGGATCAGCAGCAAATTCAATCAATCCACCGTCAGATTCTGTGGCGACTATGGTATTGACATAACACGATGGCGATCTGTCATTAAAGACTTCGTACACGTCAATCAAGTAGATTGACGATACTCCGTCCATCAGCACAAACTTCAGCTGACCACCGTCATATTGGAACGTGAATGGGGCATCCTGAACGTACAGGCTGTCTGCCACTGAGCCTGCGCCCCACACCGTCACCTCATTCTGCATTCGAATGTCGGCAGAATCCCCGTTCTGAAGTCGCGCATCAACCAGATAGGTCTTGCCTGCTTCCAGTGTGCTGCCAAGGTCTACATACTGGCCAACGTTGGCCAGCGTCAGCGTCTTGGTGCCATCGACCCATGATCCGGTGCCAGTGCCTACCAGCGCTATTGAAGTGCCAATGGTGGTCGTTTGCAGCTCATTTATGGAGACGGTCTCTTCATCGTCTGCACGCAGGACTTCTACCTGCACGCCATACACCTGAACGTCATCTCCTGCGCTACCAGACGGTGAGACGAATGCAATTTCCAGCAGCATTTTCGGATCATACTGATCCAGCGCCAGCGACTTGCTGTCATTGCCGCCTTTCAACACATCCAGAACAAGACCATACTTATCCCACGTACTGGTCACTGGAACCTGCCGCATGTGATGAACAGGCGGGTTCTGATCCAGCTTGCCGCACACGGACACGGCTACGCGCACGTTGGCTGTCGCCGTATCAGGACTCCGCGCCCAGAAGCTCACAGCAACCTTGATGGGGTCTCCGTCCGTAGACGCACGCCCAAATGACGGCAGGATGAACATGCCAAGCTTGCCGCCCGTTGTGTCGAAGCTCAGGCGCTGAACATCTGGACTACCCAGATTGACTGGGCCAGCTGCTGCATCCGTAGTCACAGTGCAATCAGTGTCTTGCCATGCCAGTGAAGTCAGATCACCAGCCGTTGGACACCAGTTCTCAATCCAGCGGACACCGTGATGACGCACCTTGTTGGTTGGCAAGTAATGGTATTGCTGGTGCTGGTCAATGGTCTGGCCATTTCCTGCACGGGCCAGCTGCCACTGATCTACTTGTTGCGTATCCCACGTGTTGCACAGCAGCGGATAGAAATACTCTATCTTCGCGCCCCCGCCAGCGGTGTTGGTGACGTTCTTGGAGCTGGCTACGCATATCCATGTGTTCGAACAAATATCCCACCAGAAGTCCAGCAGCATGGATGCAAACGGGCCTTCAGCGGTGAACAGCTCCCACCAGTTATCAAGAGGGCCACCATACTCTTTCCACGTCTGTGCGCCCCAAGCATTGGTGACTTTGTATCCCCCGCCATGGATCAGCAGGCTGACACGGAACTGGCTTTCGTTGAGCGGAGCAGCCATCGCAATTACGGTGTCTGCGGTCAGCGTAAGCTCTTGCAGATAGCCGTTGTCTGGCCTGATCGTAATCGTGCCGGATTGCGATGTCAGAACCGTGTAGATCGTCAGGTAGGTAGCAATGTTGTAGGCTTGCAGCTTGGTGAAGCCTTCCTCAATCGCTTTGAACTCATCTACGATATGCTTGGCGCGTTCTCTGCGCCCCGCTCTACCTCTGAAGTTGTTTGTGTAAAATTCGTTGGCCACGTCATCTCCAGTCGTAGATGTCTTTCGGGTTCAAAGCACTGAAAATGTCCAGATGATGACGGGCAAAGCTGAGGTGAACCCACCCCACCCCATCATGAATGCACTGCACCGCGCATCCATAGAAGCCGGGATACTGCGTGCCATTGGTGCTGCCATCCAGATTGGCGTACATATTCCATGGCTTGCCGTCCATGGGATCGTCCCTGTCATGCGCCCAAGTCGCTCCAGCCTTGAAGTTGAAGCGCCCGTAGTTGTCTGTCTCAACGCTGCCTGCATTTGCGATGATCAGGGTGATGAGACGCGGATCGTCTTCCCCGTCTGGCTCAGCAACCGTCAGTTCGGTGTCGCCCTGAAGCTCCAAGTAATGGATTACACCAAATCCCGGTTGGATCGTGTACGAGTTATCAACGATCCCGTGGTCATAAATGCGGTCAGTCTGCTCCAGCTCAGAGCCAATCGCTGCCGCAAAGCAGTTGAACGTTTCTTCAATCGCCTGAAACTCGTTATCAATCTCTTCGTTGGTAATGGTCTTACCAAACTCAGCTGTGATCTGTGGCACGTATGGACATTGTGAAGGCATTATTGTGGCACCGCTGTCAGTACGTCATCTGCGTTTACTTCAGTCTCTTCAGTATTTGAACTGAATGCCTGAACCATCACGCCATTCTCTGAACCGTAGGTGCAAATAAGCTGCGCCGTATAGAACCCGTCTGTGATTACTTGTGACGGCTTCAGCACCTGTCGATTGAGGCCAAAAATATGTGATTCCCCTGCCGGAGAACGAATCTTGAATGTGGTGTTCGCGCTGCGGCACCGCACCGTAATAAACACACGATACGGAGCGCCAGCCGTATGCTCCTTGATGACAATCTCAAACGACTCTACGTCCGCTGCCACCTCAAGGCGCTGGATCAGGCCGCGTTGCGGAAGGATTTCAGCCAGCTCACCCTCAACCGTTTCGATATACACCTCGTAACTGGTCTCTTGGCCGATGGCATCAATGGCTCCACCCCATAGTTCTAAGAAGTACGCTACCCTCCAGAACTCATTCACCAGATCATCAGCATCCATGATGCTGCCATCAACATCGGTGTACGTAGAAGTATATGGTTCTAATACGGCCATTACGCTCTGATTATCCTTCGTCCGCTGATATGCAGCTGTAACGCATAGCAGATATGCGAACGTTCATTCGCTTCCTTGTGGTAAACCAAAAAGCTCACGTTTCTTGCGTGCGAATCCATGGTGACGCGGATGTCTCCTTGGCTGGCGCGTGAGTACAGAAAATCTCCGTGCCTGTCGATGCCGTAACGACCACCACCCAAAGGCACAGCTTCATCCAAAATGCGCTCAAAGTTCTGTGCGTCTTCGTTGTAGTTGTAGTCTGCGGCCACCCGAAGCGTGGTGCGGCCCTCACCGTTGACGTACAGCGTGGCCCTGCGATAACGCTTGTTCTGCTCTGGGTTGCCTGAGAAGTGATATGCCGTCACGAAATACGCTTCAAGCGGCTCACCATTAAAGTTTCGGCCAACGTCCACTTCATAGACCCAACCATCGCTGTCACTGACAAACAGGCGCTCAATGATCTTGCCCTCTTCGTTTGGCATTTCGCCGCTTGTCGTGTCTGTAATGGACAGGCCCCAGTCAATCAGGGTGATGCCGTTCACCTTGTTGCCCGAAAACCCGATGCTGATGGCCCCCGCATCACTGAAGAAACAGCGGTACACGCTCAAGCCCCGGTTGACCAGCGATCCCTCAACGCTTGAACGCCTCAAAAACGCCTGCACCAGTGGGTCAATCAGCAGTGAAATCTGGCTGGATGCAAAATCACCAAACGCATCGGTTGTTGGCAGCTGTGTGAAACCACGGTCATCCAGATAAACAGAGCGCCCAATCCTCTGAATGGTATCGGATATGGCCCCTGTTTCTGAATTGTGCAGCTTGAGCTGTATGTTTTCCTGAACGAACCCCTCCAGCCTGAAGGTCTTGTTGCGAGTGAACACAAACGAAACGTCCCCGACCTCTTCCATGAATCCGGTAATTTCGTCACCCGCCAGAATTTCATTAGCACCTAACACTGGCTGAAAGCTCAGTGGATTATTCTTCCCTGAGTGCTGTAAAGACCCACCCACATACGCCAGCAACAGCTGGCCCCTGTGTACACCTATGTGAGTGGGCTGATCGAACGCCATCCCCGTTTCAATCAACGTGAACACCGTTCCATCAAATTCAAATGCGTTGTTTCTTTCGTTGACACCGTACATCTGAAAATTCGATGTATGGCCACCGAAATTGTAGTTCCTGAAGCGGTACTTTCCCCCAGACAAAAGCGCCTGCGCCTGCTGTGGCAGCACCGCGTTGGCCTTTGCTATGGTCTCACCACCAACCTGTAGCTCTTCATTGATAGTGAACGTCCCGGTGATATTGGTCGTGATGACGTATCCAACCCCATCATTACCAGCCCACATACCTGCGGTCAGCACCACGCGCTCAATCTGGCACGTTGCACCACTGCTTAGCCCCGTCAGGGTCTGGCCCTTGGTGGGTTCTTTTGACCCTTCAACAAACCGCACCTTGTAGCCTAAGTCAATTTGTTCCCAGCCGTTGCTGGTGTGCTTCCAGAACGTACCTGCCGCACCACCAATCTCATCTCTGAAGGCGTAAACCACACCGTTGTAGACGTGCACACCACGCACAGGCCCTTCGCAAGTGCCTTCACCAACCTTGGTTATGAAGCTGCGCCGATAGCCTTCTGCTCCCAGCTGCGCCTGATCATGAAGGTCTTCATCATCCTGCCCTTCAAACTCTGTGTCTGATGTGCTGAGGGCTGTTGCGCCAGAGCTGTTGCCAGTCCACGTGGCCCCTTCGTCTACGTCATTGGTCAGCTCACTGACGATCATGTAACCCGTATCGTCAGCCGCTTCCTCATCAATCACGTATTCAATGACAAGGGCTGTCTCAGTGCCGTCTGTTACGGTCTCGCCATACTGGAACGGGCCACCCGTGATATTGGCCAGATCAACGCGCCAGTATTCAGCAAGGTGTGGTCGCAGCCGACCATCGAACACTTCATAACCAGCGATACGCCTGTACGCCCCGGTCTGGAAATGTGTTTCGTAATTGCGGCACGACAGCAGCATACCGGGATCAATCCCGTCTGCCGCATCAATGAAATTGAGTCCACCCTTCAGGTCGATCTTGTCACGGGTGATGACGGACGTTGCCCTGCGCCTGCGCCAGTTTTGTTGCTTGGCTCTGGCCATGCGAAACATCGCTGGCTACCTCGTCTCTACTTGCAGGTACTGGTCTGAGTTCTCCATGCGCTGCCATTCAGCCTGAGGCGCGTGCACGCTCAGCATCTGGTTGAACACGATGTCGTACTGTGCTGTGGAGCCGACATCCACCTCAGGCGCATCCTCATGCTCTGCGTACATGACTTTGGCCAGCAGAATGATCAGGCGACTGAAGTCATCTGGGATGCGACTGGTGTCCGTCCCTGTCCGCATCTGGATAGGCTTGCGCCAGTATTCGTAGCGACAGGTCATGTCGGAGCTGGAAATCGGTTCTGACAGCAGGATCACCCTGTCTGGCCGGATCGTCCAATACGATGGATAGTCGCTGACGTTCTGTGCCTCGTACCCGTACATGACGGAGAACTCGTTCCACGGCAAGTAGGACGGGAAAAAGGCTTCGCCATTCGGATCAATGATGGCAAGCCTGTCTTTGGCAATGCTGTTGACCAGCACGGTGTTGGTGTTGGGGTCGCCATCGTTGATGATGTCAGATGGCGAAGGAACCACTGCGCTATCGGGTGTCAGCACGGCATCTTCGCGGCCCCAGAGAAAGTCCCAATCAATGCGCTCGCGCTGTATCTGCATGTCTGCGATGCGAATCCAGTAGCAGACTTTTGCTGCATCACCTTCCGCACCCTCAATGGAAGACGGGGCATTCCCACCGTTCAGCCCCGTCTCCATGATCATGTCAGATACCAGCTCAAGATAGGTATCTGTAGCCACTTGTTGGCTCCTTTATTCCGTGTGCTTGGCGATATACGTTACCAGTCTTGCTTTTGCCCCAGTTCCGCCCTCAGGAAGTTTGGTGTCCGTGGCTTTGCTGACCTTCTTGGCCAGCGTTTTCAGCGCAGGTACAGACATATCGTTCAGCTCTTTGAGGCGCTTGGCTTCGCTGTCATCGCGCTCAACCACCGCAACGTCATCGTTGGTCGGTTCCGGTTGCGCCTGTTCAACGCCGCTTGCATCCAGCGCCACGCCTATGCCATCGAAGAACATGCCATCTTGCATGAACTTCCGCTTGGGGTCGCCATACACCAGCGCGTAGTAGCGTCCACGATCTAATTTGCGTACACCCATGGCCTTTCCTCCGTTCAGTATGCACGTTTGTCGATGACCGGGAACAGCAGTGGTTCCGTTGCATCAAGTTCTTCGGTGAAGCTTACACCAGCCGAAAGCGGTGGCGACTTACGCCCCGCCAGCTCTGCATGACTGCGTGCATACTCATGATTGGTTGGGCTTCGCGGTGACGTGTAACGCGACTCTTCTTCGTCGCAGCACTCAACGTTCACCACCATGCTGCCCATATCGACTGCTTTCGTCTTTGCCATGGCTATGTCCTCAGGTTATGTAAGAGGACGGGCTGGCCCCAGAGGGGGGTAGAGAGGCCAGCCCATCCATTAGTCCGCATCCCAGCAGACTAAACCTACTTGCCCTTGAACGGCACCGTGGTGGCCGGAGCAGGCATCTGAGCGGGGCCACGCCGATCCGTCATAGACGTTTCGGAACCCATGGCCATACGGGACGAAAGACCCGTGTTCAGAGACCCGCCACTACCAGACGGGAAGGAACCCTTCAGTCCCTTCTTCTTCATTTGCGGATTGCGGTTCATGGTTTTCCTCCTTAGTACCATGCCATGAAGACGGTGACGTTGCCCGTACCACCGGGAGTGCCACCAGTCGGGGCGACCACGGTTACGGTAACTTCGTCCAGCCGTCCGCCAGCAGCGCTGGCGTAATCAGCGGAAGCGCCGTCACCCGTACCCACAACGTGCAGGGAGCTGCCAGCTCCAATCACGTCTGCATCCAGCTGACCAAACTTGTCAGCCGTGGTGCCGTCTCCAAACTGGAGAGCGCCGGGGGTGGTGTCAGCGGTAAACGCTACGGTTGCAGTGCTGATGGCGTAACCAAGGATTCGCATACCTGAGCAGTCAGGCGGCACCGGAATGGTGAACGGCCCGTCAGTGGTAAAGCCCACGCTGCCAAGGTTGTACGACATCAGGTCGGGTTGATCGTATGATCTCATTTCTCGTTCCTCTGTCAGTTAAAGGGTGACTGGCTGAATCCGTGGCGGAAAGGCCATAAGCACCACGTGTGTGATTAAGCCAGTCACCACAGACCGTTACCAGTCAGCCACTACGCTGCGCTTTCCCATTTCAGGATGCGGCAATTCTCGTACCCGTTGGTCGCATCGCCTGCGTGCACGATGCCAAACCCGCCCAAGTAGTACCATGCGATACCACGGCTGCGCCCGAAGTCAGTCGGGATTTTGCCG